TGGCGCAAAGTACGAAACCAGTTTTCGCATGACCAAGGCACAAGCCGAGGAATTGTATAAAGCTATGGCTGCGGCCTACGCAGAGAAAAAGCAAGCTAAGTGGCCCACAAAAATACCTGCACCTGCGGAGGTATTCAGTAAGCAAGAAGACGGTACGTATATTGGTAAAGCCGTACTGAAGGGCGCGTATGGGGAACAGCCTACTACAAAGCCTTCTCAGTATGACGCCAAGAACAAAAAGCTAGACGATGATTTTATGCTTACTACAGGCAGCAAGATACACGTACAGGTTACGTTTGTTCCTTATAGTATGCGCGACCACGGTGTATCTTTGCGCCTACGTGCCATACAGGTTATCGACCTCAAGCCTATGGAAGATTATTCTCCCTTTGGCGCAGAAGAAGGGTTCTCTGTCGATGAAGCCCCTACTATGATTTCGGGGTTTGAGATTGATGATACCCCCGCTGACGTTGATGTAGCACCTGATACACGTTCTGAGGAAGCCCCCGAGCCTGTGAAGAAGGCTACCAAGAAAGCACCGCCGCCCACAGACGGTGACGATCTGGGGGATATCCTATCTGATTGGGAGTAAAGATATATAACTTACTGCGGGGTGTTAACTAGGACGCGTCCTAGTAGCGTCTCGCAGTGACCTTGTGGGAAAGAGGCTATGATAATAAAAACGTTTCTAAGCAGGGTTCTAGGGAGTGAGGGTAACTATTGTGTGTTTGCGGCTCGGAGCAGAGATAACCGCAGAGTACAGAAATTCTATGACACAGTAGACGAAGTAGAGACTGCCGCTCAAGACTTAGACGCTGACGGGTACGATGTGTACTTTGCACTAGCTACCTTTAAGACAACCGAAAATAGAAAAGCAGACAACGCCCACCAATTAAGGTCTATATTCTTAGATTTAGACTGTGGGCCTAGTAAGGATTATCCATCTAAAACCGAAGCTGTGACGGCACTACGTAAGTTCTGCAAGCAGTACAAGTTACCTAAACCGTTAATGGTAAACTCGGGTAACGGTGTGCATGTTTACTGGTTCTTATCCGAAGCCCTAGCTGTGGATGATTGGATACCCGTAGCAGAGCGTATAAAACAGGTATGTGCTAGCAGTGGGCTTAAAGCCGATCCTGTAGTAACCGCTGACGCGGCTAGAGTGCTGCGTGTACCTAATACACATAACTACAAGTCCGACCCCCCTGCACCTGTGGAACTGTATGGTGTTGATATACCCGAACCCGTTATACTAGACGAGTTTATGGGCCTGTTTGGTGAGCGACCCGAACCGACATTATCCCCACATGAGAGCAGGGATAGCAGCGCGGTATGGGACACGATCAACAGCAACAAAGAGTACGTCTTTAAGGACATTATAGAAAAGACCCGCGCAGGGCGTGGCTGCGCTCAGATATTACACGCTATAAAGGCGAAGGACGAAGTATCTGAACCTACGTGGCGCGGTGTCCTTAGCGTACTGCAAGCCTGTAAGGATGGTAGCAGGGCCAAGGCTCACAAAATATCTAAGGGCTACGAAGGTTATTCGGAGCAGGAAACAGATAAGAAATGGGACTACATAGAAGGCAAGGCTGCGGAGTTAGGTGTTAGAGATATAGCCTACAAGTGCGCTACCTTTGACGATAACAACCCTGATATCTGTATGGATTGCCCTAACTGGGGTAAGATAAAAAGCCCCAAGGTTCTAGGTGAACGGCTAAAGGAAGCCCTAGGTGACGATGAAGTAGAGGATGATCCGTTCTCGGCATCGTCTACCAAGCACATGATCCCACCTTACCCTAAGCCCTACGTGCGAGGCGCACATGGCGGCGTATATGTACGTAAGAAGAACGCTGACGGGGACGTAGAAGAAGAAGTAATCTACCACAACGACTTCTACGTAACGAGGCTACTCCACGACGTTTCGCTGGGGGGTTATGTCGTAGTGTTTAGACTGCACCTACCACAGGACGGGGTACGGGAATTTACTGCGCCTATGTCTGCGATAACCTCAAAAGAAGAGTTCCGTAAAATTGTGGCTATGAATGGCATTACCACATGGGGCAACAAATTGGATCAGCTAATGGCTTACACAACTAAGTGGATAGACGAATTGCAGTCGGCTGCGGCGTCTGACGAAGCGCACCTACAGTTTGGGTGGACTAACGATAGACAGGAAGCCTTTGTGCTAGGGGATAGACTTATCCTAGGTAATAGCATTGAGTATAACCCCCCGTCCAAAAAGACAGCAGGGTTGTTTTCTACCTTTGAACCCAAAGGATCAGAGGCTCGACAGCTAGAAATGTTTGCGTTTTATAACCGTGAGAATTTTCAGCTACATCAGTTTGTTATAGGCTCTGGATTCGGCTCTATACTCATGCCCTTCACAGGGCAAAACAGTATGGGTATTCACCTATTCGGTGGATCAGGCGTGGGTAAGACCACGGCTATGAGGGCAGCATTAGGCATATACGGCAGACCCGAAGCCTTGATGAACCACCACGCAGACACACATAACGCCCGAATGAACAGGGCCGAGTTGATGCGTAACCTCCCGTTAAGTTCTGACGAAATGACGAACATAACGCCAGAGTGGGCTTCCAAGTATGTATACGAGTTGTCTGGCGGTATGCAGAAGAACCGTATGTCTAGTGACGGTAATACAGAAAGACACAGAGGCGAACCTTGGGAGTTAATCGGTGTCACTTCTGCGAACATAAGCCTGTGGGAATTGTTGACCCGAAACAAAGAAATACCCCACGCAGAAATGCTTAGGATGCTGGAGATAAAAGTAGACAAGTCTCTTAAAGACCCAAGTATCAAGCCTATAACTGACAAGATATTCACCGACATAAAATCTAATCACGGTTGGTTTGCCGCTAAGTTTGTGCAGCACGTAATAAATAACCGTGATGAAGTCGCGGCGTTGGTGTTGGGTATACAGGCACGGATAGATAAGGCTGCGGCGTTGGAAGCAGAACATAGGTTTTGGTCGGCGGGGTGCGGGGCTATCTTGGCGGGAGTAGTTATAGCCAAGAAGTTAGGCATAGTCGATTGGGATACTGCCGCGTTGTTTAAGTGGGTTGTTCAGCAAGTTACTATGCGTAAGAACATAGTAAACGATGTGGGTTCTTCTGTATCCGAAACGCTTAACAACTATGTGTTTGAGAACAACAACAATATCTTGCAGATCAAAAGCACCGCTGATCTACGGGCCTCTGTGAACGGCAATGCTTTAGACTATGGCGGTGCAGTTCCCGAAGCTACGCCCCGCAATCACTTTGTTGCACGGTACGAGATAGACACGCAAAAACTATACTTGCTGCCGAAACCGCTAAAGAAATACTGCACGGACCACCAGATAAGTTTTGATAACCTTGTGCAGGATATGACCGAGGCTATGGGCGCAAAGAAAGTACAGATGCGGTTGAGTAAAGGTACTCACCTAAACCTACCTCCATCGCGGTGTATAGTGGTGGACTACTCAGAAGGAGTATTAGATGAACCGCAAAGTGTTGATGATTGATGATCTGGACCCTGACGGAATTAAAATAACCGTTGATTGGGACAATTTAAAAGTCGGCGGTTCCGCTTTCATACCCTGCATAAATACCGAAAAAGCACACCAACAGGTAAAAAATGTAGAAAAGCGGAAAAAATGGACGATAAAAATGCAAGTCCGTGTCGAAAATGCTAAATTAGGAGTACGCCTCTGGAGAACAACGTGATATGTCCTGCTCGACAACTCATTAGTTGTTCTCCTCTCTACTGCCCCCGCTAGGTCAGGTTTCGCACTGCAACGGCGGGGGCTTTTTTACTAAAACATAGTAGCTTTACCACTAAATTGATCCGCAAAGTCCATGTATGTATCCCGTAGTTTGGGGTGTATGGATATGCCTTGGAACTTTTTAGACGTATTTTCGGCACGGCTGTTCATAGATTTCTCTATAGACTTACCGTTGATGGGCCAATCAGGGTGTTCCGCATTGTACGCAGGTATTTTGTCATAGGCCGCTTGTTCGGCTTCGTTGTCACCGTCTGCTCTGGCCCTAGCGATTTCATCTAGGATACGCTTGCGTCTGGACTTAGTGCCTTTCTCCATGCTTTTTATTTCAGCATTTAATTCATAGGCCCGAGCCAACTCTGCGGGTATGAACCCTAGGGCTTGTGCGACTGCGTGTAGAGGATGCACAGGGGCAATGATATCACCCGCTAAGGTTTCGGCCCCACCGTCTTTATAGAACCGCACACTCTTCATCACGTTACGCGCTGCCGATGGTGCAAAGGCTTCTGCCGCTCTAGCAAACTCACCCGCTGCAAACAAATCAGCCGCCCGATCCATCTGCAACGTAATACCTATAGCGGGTCCACCCAACATTTCTACGGCAGTCCATATGGCAGGTTGGTCACGGTCTATCAATGTGTCTCTAAACAACAGATCGGATAACTGAATACGTGTAGCCACGTTAGTACCTGTTACGTAGTTTACAGCACCCGAGTAGTATCCTTCGCCCGTAACTCTACGCACTATGGATTGCATGGATTCTTCATCATCGTCTTTGAGTAGGTTGTAAACCATAGCCGCCGCGCCAAAGAAAGGCACACCGCGCACACCTGACATAAGTGCAGCCGATCCGTATATACCCGCGAGTTGATAGGCGGCTAGTTTCTTAGCTTCAGCAGACTGACCGACCATTCCCTCTTTTGCCAGTTTATGTAGCAGAGACAGCATGGACACACCGTAACGCTTATACATAAAGACTACCGACCCGATAGACCCCTGCATTATCTGGGGTGAAGCCGCCGATGCGCTACCACCGTTGGTCATTTCGACCATGTAGAACGCCTTTTCAGCCGCTTGCTCATACTCAGCATCACTTACAGTACGGTTATCCTTGGCGGCTTGAGCATCTAGTATATCTGCCTCAAGGTTATACGCAGCGGTGAAGGCTACCTCACGGTTAATCCGCTCTCCGTGGTGCAGCATAAAGCCCGATGCGGCGTTGAACTTTTCCATACCGCCGTTAGTACCGTCTATGTCTAGCATGTCATAGGCTAGGGTGCGTTTGAACAAACCTAGTCGTTCACCTACACCCACTGCAAATTGCATACGCTTCTTTCGGGGGTCGGTCTCGTTTGCATAGTCGTAATTGCTTACAGACCTGTCTGCGGGAGTTCCAGTTACTTCCTGCATTTCCTTGATAGGGTTGCCTTCTGCGTCAACCTTATCGCCGTACACTTCGACCATACGCTTGCGACCACTGTTATGAATAAGGCGCATGGCCTCACCTATAGCAGAGGATGTTTTATCGTACCCATACTTAGCACCGTATACAGGGTATACTGTAAGGGGTATCTGCGAAAGGTTAACCAAAGCGCCAGACACGTTGAACCCTAGCGTCATGTTAAAGCCGATGTTGGTTAGCATTTTAGAAAAGTTACTTCTGTTGACGCCAGTTCCGCTATCAGCGAAAGATACCAAAGTGTCGTACATATCTCTCATGGCGGGGGTTGTGTTACCCTCTCCACCCGCTTTGTCATAAGCCGCTTGTAGTTCTACTTTTATTGCGTCGAACTTATTGCCGTACTTCATTTGCACAGCTTGCCTACCCAGCAAGGTCGCACGTTTTGTGGTGGCACGTATAGCGTCCTCTATGTTACCCAATGTGCCCTTACGAGTACGAAATGACTGCATGTAGGAGGTCTCTGGGATAGTGTTAAGAACTAACTCACCAATTTCGTTTATTATTTTGTTGGTAGTTTCTCGCTGTTCTTTAGTGTCGCTAGGGCTGTTATCACGTATCTGTTTTGTAAGCTGCGCGATAAAAGATGCAGGAGGCGCGTTGTTAAAGTTTACTTCGGATATAGATGCTGCCTCAGTGACGCCTATCTGTGCGTCTATAGCCTCTTCTATATTGGCGTGTTTTTTCTGCCGAACCAACTCAGCCATACTAGCCATGAGTTTCTGATTGCTACGTATACCACTACGTACAGCCTCTTGAGTTTCAGACCATGCTCTAGCTCTAGCAGCAGGTGTGGTGAAAGATTCGGCATACCGCTCAAGATTACCCGTAACTGGATCAACCCCATTGTAGTATATCCACAAGTCTCCTTCACGCTCCAAGGGAGTGTAGGGTTCTATAGTGCCTTTGGAAGTCAGCTTGTCATAAAAACTCTTCATAACCCTAGCGCGTACAGCACCATCAGGTATGGCTATGGTAAGTCGCTCGTCTACGGCGTTTCTAATGTCGTTACGTAGGCCACGAAATAGGTTACGCATGGTGGCGTATATACGCACGACTGCGGGGCTAGCGTTCACTAAGGCTTCGTAGTCGCTTCTAACCTGCTCCCAATTAGCCATTTTCTCAGGGTCTTTGCCATACTTTTTGACTGCGGCAGGGCGGTCAAGCACAGGGTCAACTTCACGGCGTGTAGCTTCGTTCACCATTCTGTTGAACTGATCCTGCAGTCCTTTGTTATTTTTGCCCCATTGTACTATAGGTAGCAGGGTGTTCTTCAACTCATCAATCTGCTTACCATAGGCTCCGTTAGCTTCATTAACGGTAGTGTTTAATTTGGTTCCTAGTTCGCCAAAGTATTTCCTAGATATTTCAGCTAAGTAGTGCAGAGGCGTAGCTTGCATTAAGAATTTGTTTGCCCCGCCAAACAGCCCAAGGCTCACGTTCTTTGCGGCATCTTCAATCCAAGCTAGGTATCGCGTCTTACCTGCGTTGTTGAAGATAGGCCCATTTGTAATGGCACTGTTTAGGAAGCCGTTAGCGGCGGCGGGTGTCATTAACGCAAGAGAATCCGCATCACGGAACTGTGGGGCAGGGGCCAACATACCTTCGATCAGGTAGTCTATCTCTGATAGGGCAGAGGTCAAAGGCTTGGGCTGCAAGCCGATCATGCGCCGCACAAAGTTAGTGATAGCATTATATAGACGTTGTAGGGCGGTCTTACCTTTATGCAGGTCGCCCTTATACACTAGCTGTCCTAGCTTCTCTTGAAACGCTGGATTGGTTAACGCTTCAGAAATAAACTCGTCTAGGTTTGTAGACCCATACTCAGTATCTAGTACGTCTTTTACATCGTTGAACACATTACGCAGCGCCAATGTGCTAGCAGAGTTCTTAGCCAAGGATGCAGAAACAGCGGCATGTACCATTTCATGTAAAACGGTGTGCGTGTTCATACCTGATTTAGGGTTTATAGAAATAGTGTTTGTCCTAGGATCAAACTGCCCTGCCGATGGCGCACCATCCATGTCCACAAGGTCTGGTACGAACACTATCTTGGTAGTACCCGCCATGTCTGCCAGCTTGTTAGCGATCTTAGCCAATTTAGGGTAGTTCGTACCTTGAGCAATCGCGTACAACGTTTCTTTTAACATACCCGAACCTAAGAAACCCATCGCGCTGGGCGACATAGGATCATCTAGGTATACTACACTCTCAGTAGGTAGTGGTTTAAACAGTCCACTTTCTTCTACAAACTTATTAAATGCGGCTTCTGCTTTAGCTTTTTTACTAGCTGTAAACCCTGCTTTAGATGGGCCTTGCTGTTCAGGTACTGCGCTTACCCTTGCACCCAGCGTTACGCTCGCCGCATTATCTCGCTGGCGATCTGCTTCTGCTTGCGCTTCAAGGTCTTCTTGAGCCTTTCTAAAAGCTGCTGCTTGAGATTTGTTAGACCCCTCTGCTACATTATCATCAGCAAATGCTTCTTCAAAACCTGCTTGCTTGCTTCTTTCTGTATCTGCTGTAGCCCTACGTCTAGCTGCAGCTTTAGTGCCTGCTTGAACTTCTATTTCAGCCCTAACCCTATCTTTGTAGTATTTAAAAGTTTCAGGTTCTAAAAACTCTTCTAACCAATCTTTAGCCGCAAATGCAGCAGGTTTGTTTCTTCCCGCGTTAAACACCTGCTGTTCAACTGACATGCCTGCTTCGGAAGAAGACTTAGTACTACCATATACTATGTCGTGCGCTAATTCATCTATAGCTAACCCAGCATTTAAAGACACCGCAAAGTATTTCCTAGCCGCTAGTGCGCTTTTGTATAGTTCTGGATCAGTAAACTTTGCTTTTAATTCTTTAGGCGTGGCTTCTAACAAAAATATAATTTGTTCTTTGTCCGCAATACTTGTTGGGTCCATATAGTTTAAGCTACGATTACCTGTTTCAGGGTCTATAACATATGCGGCAGCGATAAGGAGTTTGCCATACGTTTTACGGTCAACGGCTGCAGACTTATACGTTTTGGGTATGTATTTGTTAATTATAATACTACGTATACGTTCCTGTAGAGTTTTGTTTTCAGCTTTAGTGACGTTATCTCTCGCTTCAACATCAGCTATAGGTTCTGCAGTAGGCTCTACAGGTTTAGGAGCGCTATCTACGCCTTTTATACCCGCAGGTACATCTTCCGGTTTTAACCCTCTACCTGCTGCGCCTACACCTACAGCATCTCGATCAAGGCTTGCCTCTACAGTATCAGGCACAACAGGTTTAGCTTCAGGCTCTACAGCGGGTGTGGCCTCGACCTTATCTCCAGCGGTGCGCGGCTCAACAACAGGTTTAAGGCTGGGTGTAATAGCTCTAACAATGTCAGCGTATGTAGCATTGTCATTAGGTATATCAAAACCTAATGTTCTAGCGGTGGCTATGTCTTTAGGAAATGCTACGGATTGTATAAACTCCGCAGCTTTAGCACCATTAGTATCTATCTTATCAACTAAGTATTCTTTAAAAGTACGTAGTCTTGTAGAATCTACAGTAACAGGATCAATAGGGTTAGTTTCTTCTACTTCGACAGTGCCTGTGCTTGTCTCAACACCTTCAACATCACGGCCTTGATCTGTTTCTGTTTGAGCCTTACTAGCAGCAAGGTTAGCAGCAAGATCAATCTCGCTAGTATCTTCTCCAACCGTAGGTCCAGCGGTGCGCGGCTCAGTCTTGGCTTTTGCTTTGTCAGCGCGTTCTTGAGCTTTTTTAGCATCTAGTGCAGTTTTATCAGCTTTATTTTTTGCTGTTTTTGCCTCTTTTAAATCTTTAGCTGCGTTAGTTTTATCAGCCCGTGCTTGAGTTGCATCAGCGCGTTCTTGAGCTTTTTTAGCTTTTGTAGCTGCTGCTTGTGCAACTTTGTCAAAAGCAGTATTAGCTTTGTTTGCTTCAGCAAAAACTTCATTATCTGCACGTTCCGCAGCAGTAGTAGGGGATTTTGCTTTGTTTTCAGCAAACAGATCAAGCTGTGTTTCTTTTGGAGCCTTAACAGGTTTAGGTTTAGGCATAGACTCTATAGATTCACGTCTTTCTTTTTCTAAAGGACTTTCTGATTTTATTCTTTCTTCTCGTAACGGAGCCATAAGTGCTTCGTATTCGGCCAGCTTTTCGGCGTCTGTAGCGTAATCAGTTGTTAACCCGCTAGTTGTTGCAGGTTGAATAGCCCCATCTAAATCTAGTTCGTCTTGTGAGTCTACCGCAGGAGGTACGGCATCGGGGTCTACATTTACTATAGGTTCAGGTCTTGGGCCGCGAATACCACCAGCAGCGCCACCTATTCCAGTACCAAGCAATGCACCGCCGACAAAAGCGTTCTTTAGCTGATCTATGCCCTCTTCATCAAACACTTGATCCATAGGCGCACCGGACTGTAGCCGTTCAGCAGCGGTTTGAAACGTCTCGGTAAGAGCTTCAGTCCCACCACCTTTAAACGCTCCACTAAGGATACGTTGTGTAACCTTCTTGCCAACAGCGGTAGGACTAATACCTATAGCTGCCATAGCTTTGAGGCCCAGACGTTCAGCTAAGGCTTGAGCAACAGCGGTGCCAACTGCCGTAGTAAGACTTACGTTATCTTCACCTTTAACAGCTTCTTGCGCTTGTATATTCTTACCTGCAAACTCAGGAACTAATCCCGCAGTAAAACCGTAACCAAATCCTGCCATAGTACCGGGACCGGGAAGAACTGATCCTGCAATGCCGCCAGCTATACCGCCTTTTAAACCGCTCTCAAGGGACGAACCTGTACCACCTACTAATCCTCCTAGGTACTCAAGTCCGGTACTAAAGTCGTTTACATCTTGATAACGACCCACAGGACGTTGTGCTATAGATTGTAGAATATTCTCTTGACCAAGCTCTTGTCGAGCTTCTTCTGCGTAGTCTGTACCGTAATCGGCTAATGCAGCAATTCCAGTTTTCTGACCAACAGTCTCTATTAAGTCGCCAATAGCTTGAGAGCCGCTACCACTAGCTCTGCGATAAGCACGACCAATAGCAGTGCCGTCATCTGGCCCTTCTACATCTCCATACTTGCTTTCAAGATCGGCCTTAACAGCAGCCTCTTGAGTACGAATATATTCAGATATGCGCCCGTATTCTTCATCAGTAGGTACGTCACCTGCAATAATTATAGGATAGCTCTTGCCACTATATGGACCCGGAACAGATATCTGACCCATTTATTGTATCCTTACTTACTTAAATTTACAGGTGTATTTGCTTCCGCTAACGCATTACCAAGTATAGAGCCTTGGTTATTATAAAGCGATGTGTATTCTGCATTAAGTGTTTTAAGCTGATCTTCTAACTTACTTTTTTCTTGGGCTTGGGTAGAAGATAAATTACTGCCCCGATACCCGTCTAATGAGGCTTGCACTGCCTTAATTTGTTTTGCAGTTTCAGATAACCTAACTTTGTTGGTAACCATACCTGCTGGAGACCTACCACTAGCAGATATACCCGCAGCTTGTAATCTTGTGCGGTTAGCGTCATCAGCTATTTGTTTACGTGCCTCTAGTGCAGACAGCTTAGAAAGTACGTCCATTTCCTGCGCTTCAGCTTTCCGCTTGTTACCCAAGAATGTCTGGCTAGCACCAAGTCCTGCCTCACCTATAGCACTAAGCATGTTAGGATTACTGCTAGCCATAAGCCGCATACCCATCTCAGCTAGACCCAGCCACTTGTCTTGGTCTGCCGACTTCTCACGCTTGTCTAAAATATCCAACAGCTTCTGCTCGTAGGACGATGTATTGGGCTGTCCTTCACTTCTGCTGGTCGCACCGCTGCCACCAATAGTAGCTATGCCTGTACGTGTTGCAGGTGTAACTACATTTCCATTCTTAACGCTTTGGTCAAGCAACGGTAGTTTTTCTAAAATTTCTGCTGCGTTTTTGCTTGTGTCTATATCAGTTTTAGGAGGCTCATCATAACTAAATGGAAGCGTTATATTAGCATCTCCAGCCCCACTGGGCACCATAAAGTCTTTTGTAACTGAGGGCGTAGTTGCAGACCCGTCAGCATCAAAATCAAAATAATTAGCTCCCCCGCCAAGTAACGCTGCTGTTGTATTTGCGGTTGTTCCTGCTGCTTTTTTAGTTGTCTCTGCAGCCTTAGCAAGTATGTCGTACATTTCTTGAGAGTTAAAAGCCGCCTCGGGTATTTTAGCAGGTCCGGGTCTATCTTCAAGTTTTACATCTAGGAGAGACATAGGATCAGTAAGAGACATATTATCTGTATCAAATACATACTGACTGTCGGGACGATCTTCTGGACTTACACCTGTAACTACTTGAGTTGCATCTGCTGCTTTTTGTAGTGTGTCCCCTACTCTGTCTGCCCTAGCCTCTTTTTCAAGTGCAGAGGCTGTTTTAAACCTGTCTTGAAAGGTAGGTTTATAGTTAGCAGCGGCCCCTATAGCTCTACCTTGTTGCCCTGCTTCATAAAGATAAGGATCAAGCCTTGTATCATCACTAACGGGGGCATCTTTTTTCTTCATCTGTTCTACGAGTTTTGCAGTTAGCGCAGCATTTGATGTTGGGTCCGCACTACTAGGGGCTACAAAAGCATTCTTTCCTGCAGTCAATCCTGCGGCTCTTTCCGCGTCTAGTCTTGTTTCTGCGAGATCAAATCTTTCATCAGCATCAACATCTTTGTCCTTCATTGCACGTAACCGTCTACGCACTTCAACAGGACTTACAGGGTAATTTTCATTAGCAGTAACTTTAGCAACATCGGCAACGGCTGTAGCTTGCAGATTATCGGCTGCTTGTGCCTCAACAAGTTTAGATACTTCAGGCCCAAATGCACGTTTAATGCCGAAATTATCTTCTAAAACCCAAGGAGCTGCTCTTTCAATACGGTTTGTTTCTTTTTGTGCGACTTCTAATTTTTTCTCAGCGCGATAAACACCTGTATCGGTTTTTTCTGCTTCAGCTAATTCTTTTCGCGCTGCAACTTCTGCTTTTTGGGCTATAGTATGTTTGTCACTTGCTAATTTAATAGCCGCTATTTGTTCTTGTGGTGTTTTTAATTTTTTAATTTGGTCTACAAGTATTTGTTCTACAGGAGTTTGGTTGTCAGGACTGTCGTTAACTAGCAGCTCTTGAAAACGTATATCTTCAAGTGCATCAAATACTTTAGGTTTTGTTGGCACAGTTAGTGCTGTGTTTCTAAGCGCAGCCGCGTCGGTAAATGCTTCTAGCTGCGCGTTACTTGCTGGACGCCCTGCAGTCTCTGCAAGCTCTGTTCCGGGTTCGTCAGCAGTAACGCGAGCTTGGCTTACGCTTTCTTTAGCCGCTTCATCAGAAGTTGCGTTAAACGGAGCTTTGCTAACAGCAAATGGATTTGGCTTAATCTCTCCTGCGGAAACAGTCTCTACTGCGTTTGACTCTAGCGGAACACTAAACGCCTTGCGTGTGTCCGCCGCATCTTGTGCTATTTTCCCAGCCTCGGTTATATCGGCTCGTTGCCGCGCAACCTCTTCCCGTCTTAACGTGTCGCTAAGAGTTTTTTGATTACGTTCTGTTTGTGACGGAGACAACTCACCGCTATATGGATCGCCCTTAATAAGAGACTCTATATATCTTTGAGCGTCTACCATCCTTAGATCATCACCGGACTCAGCGTACCTTTTACCAAGAGTACCTCCGGGTTGTCCCTTAGAGTTAGTAGCCTCTAATGCCCTCATTAGCTCAAATCTAGCTCTTCCAGCTTCATTCCTGTTGTCGGCTTGTTTGCGTAGTTCTTTTTCAGATAGGGTGCTAGTGTCGCCTACGACTACTTCATCACGCACATCAGCATCGCCAGCAGCGGCGAGTGTAGCTAGACCTACAGGCGTGGACATAGAAGATACAGGAACTTGGCTAAACTCATCTTTAGGTAAACCCAAACGAGATGGGTCTGTATTGCCACCCTGACCCCCTGTTGGAGATGAGTACATAGCGCCGTCAGCGGGAGGTAAACTTGCAGACACACCATAGTTATCAGGTGGGACGTTATTTCTATCGCTTGTATCTATGAGAGGAAAAGACTCAGACTCTATAGTTTTAAGCTGTCTTTTTAGTCCACCAGACATAGGGAGATAAGGCACTTTTTTAGCAGCCTCAACTCCACCTACATCGGCTACGCCTTTAACATCTTGTACGCTATTTCTAGGCATAGCTTCTAAGGTGTCTTGCGTCATGCGCCGTGTTTCGCCCGGATAAATAGGGCTATCTTCTGCAAAAGTAACAATAACTTGGTTTACAGCGCCTCCCGGAGCCATCTTTAAAATACCACCACTAGCCATAGTAGCTATGCCTGTATTTTTCGTTGTGTCAGTCTTAGGGGCCATAGACTGTGCCATGCCACTAGCAACATCTTGAGGCATACCTGCCACGTTAGTCTGTGGTGTAGGGGCTGGAGCTGCGCCCATTAGTCCTTCAAGAACAGTAGGCTGACCTAGCCCTTCTTGCCGTGTCTGCTCATCGCGCATCTCTTTGCGGGTATTCGCTTCTACTAGAAGCATAAAAGGCGGGGGACCAGAAGGATTAGGATTCTGCATACCCTGCATTATCTGTTGGTCACTCATACTTTTAACAGTATTTTCGTGAGCCTCATAGTTAGTAGCAATACCCATAATTAACCCCCGTAGGCTTTATAGAGAGATAGTCCCGTAAGACCCGCACCCGCTGCTTGTTGGAACATTCCCGGCTCTCGCACAGGGGTGGTGGACGTACCTTCATACGAAGTTGTACCTGTAGCAGCAATCGGCATCCCTGATAAAATACCTGTCATGTTACCAATCTGCTGTGCAGTGTAACCTTCTTTTTCAAGGAAGTTTTGATAGTCAAGGTCAAGCTGCGCTTGGTCTCTACCTTCTTCAGCAGCACCAAGTCCTTCTAGCAACTGCATATCTTGTATCTCGGTTTGCCGTTCTAGTTCGCCCAAGGCTACTGAATCTTTAGCAAGTCCTGAACCTACGCCCAATGCGTCAAGTCCTTGTTGAGCTGCAAACTGATCTGCATCTTCAGTAGACTTCTCATACCGTGCAAGTTCTGCGGCTTTAGACTTATCAACATCCATATCGGCAGTTCTGGAGGCGGTAAACTGATTGCTTGCATCCTTATAAGCATCTTGCAGCCCTTTGTCTTGCAGCATACCCATGCGGTTCATCATAGAATCTTCAGCTAGGAAGTTACGCACCGCACCGCGTGATCCACCAAATGCGCCTGCTTGTACTGCCTGTGAGTTTCTAAGCCCTTGAGTACGCTGATAGTCGCGCATGGCTTCCGACTTCTGTCGATCCACAACATTCTGCGTGTAGGGATTCATATACTGCCCTACATTGTCGCCCGTAAACTTAGCAGCGTCAGCATAGTCGTACTGGCTAAACTCATTAGGGGTGTAGTCACCCAAGCCTTCTGCGGTAGCCATGCCATCAGTCATGTACGTTTGTGCAGCCCCAAGCCCCGTTATACCGTCTCCAGTAGCGATATCACGCGTACCCGATATAGCATCAAGCGTATCTTGACTCTGCTCTGCAAACCGATCGCCTGTATAAGGGTTATATTCCTTACCGTACTCAGCTTCGGCTTTGGCTAGATTACGTTCAAAATAAGGTTTAGCCCATGCAGGTAGGTCTGCAGTCGAAGAACCCTGATTGGTTGTTGTGGTATTGTATGTCTTGCTTCCAAAACTCATTGGGAAATCTCCATTTTATAAGCCGTATACTCTGGTTCCCAGCCATACTTTTCTAAGCATCGTCCCCACGCTTTGCGCCCGTAACCTTCAAGATGACTACAGTTATTATTTATAGCGTACTCACGTAGTGTAGCCTGACATAAATCTAAGACTTTCATCATATTACTACCACCAACCCAGTCTATCGCTAACCCCCGCTTAGTAGGGTATTCTAGTATGCGGGTCGTAAACACCATCATAATAACATCATCTTTAACAATAATCCATAACGTATGAAATTTACGCTTAATATCGTCATACACACTCTTAGTAGTAAATTTACCGCCTGTAGTCTGCACTGCACGGCCTATAAATTCTTCAACTTGAGGCCACACCGAATCTACATACTCAGCAGGTACAGGTGTTATGACAGAGAGGCTTTCTGTAACTACGTCCTTCATGCGGTCATCATCTTATTAAGTTCCTTAGCTGCATTAGAACCCGCGTCATTTACCTTATCTACGTTTACTCCTGCACCTTTTAATGCTTCATAAGCATCTTTACGTAACACAAACTCACCATCTGCAAGCAGTACATCTTGTGTAGCATCGCCGTCTTTAAGCTGTGCTGTTATTTTGTCATCTGTGCCTGACCCATCACCGTTGCCGCGCACTTCACCGTTCTCACCACTTGCAAATCGTTTACGAGTTTCATCAGCCTCACCAGTACGTACACTATCTACTAATTGCATTAACGCAGGTTTGCCGTATTGTTCTACATATTGAGCAATAGCAATTTTATCTTCGTTGCTAATGTCCATATCGCCACCTCTAGCCATACCTTGTACTTGTAGTCCGTTACGTACAGCACGTTCAGCGGCATTAATTAGGTCTTTCTCGTTACCACCCAGCGCAAACTGTACATCACCACCTTCAGCCATACCTAGTGCGGCACGAGCGCCCCCTATAGCACCGCCGAATACAGGGCTAAGTCCTTTGTATAACGAGTTAGTAGGGGCTTGCGAAGAGGCCGCACTAGAAGCATTAGCACTCTGCACGTATTGCTCTACAGGGTCTATATTATTGTCGAACCCGTTTTCTATTAATTGAGTGTTATCAGTAGCTGTGGTTAATTCATTAAGTGGTTGAGCTAACCTATCTGCTGAACTACCAGCACCGCCTTTACCCCCAAGACCAGAACTAGGACCAGAACCTCCGCCACCACTACCAAATGTCTGCTGCTCCTGATGCGAAACGTTCATTAAAAACTGCATCCTTTTTTGGTCAAACTCTGGATCACCATACTTGTTATCTAAGTATGCGCCGTATTGTTGTAGTCCACCCGTCTGCCCACTAATACCACCTCTGCGGGACATCTGATCCATATGCACCTGATTCCGCCCAAGACTACCACCCTCACTCATGGTTAACACGCCAGCGCGTTTGTCAGTGTTGTATTTAAAAAGAGCCTCATAGGAAGGGTTAGTATCCGAATAACCGTTTGCAATCAGCCATTCAGCAGGGGGGCTTAATACCTGCTGTTTAGCAAATTCGCTTTCAGTTGAAATAGCAGGCATGGTGCTAGTAGGTGCAGTAGCTTGCGTACCTGCAGAGCGGCGTACCCCAGAGATACCACCATCATCGCCCCCCTGCATGCTTCTTTGCGTGTCTAACTCTAACGCTAAAGAATTACCCGTTTCGGGGTTAATTTCATAGCTATTACCAAACATATTCATTTTAAATTGCTTAGAGGTATCACCGTCTCTATAATAAGAACCTTGTATACGATTTCCACCTTCCCGCGCTTTAGTAAGTTCTTCTTTAGTATATGTTGATGGACTCGCACCTTTTACAGGTTCGCCACTAGCAAGAACCGCATTGTCCCCGGACTGACCCCCCGACTGTGGGGTATTATACCGATTATATGTGAGTCCTGCAGCAACACCTACTGGTCCTAGCGCCATACCACCTAACATAGGAAGCAACGACTGTATTCCTGTAATAGGTCTATCGGTACTAGACCCGTCTGAGTTAGTTTTCGCTTGCGGTACTCTAGGACTACTTTCGTATTTGGCCCTGTTAGTGTTTTCGTTATCTGAACTGCCTTTACCTGAAGCAGCTCTATCTGCTTTGGTCGCTACCTTCCCAGTGCTTTCATTAATTAGATCACCGCGCTCATAAGAGTAACCATCATTAGGCGTAAATGTATTAGCTACGCTTTCTTCAAAGCTGTTGCCGCCACCAACTGTATTAGCCCATGCACCCATTAGAAAATATCCTTCATACTACTATCCTCAGTTCACCGCCAGCAGTCTTGTAGACACTGTTAACGGCTAGTCCGCCAGATACTGCTGCTGTGTTATTAGCAAACACAGGGAGATTAGTCATCACTATAGTTGTACCCCGTATAGGGCCGGGATTACTCATCTGCTGTGCATACAACGCAAAGCTACGCGTCATCTGTGCAAAGTATCCTGCATCGTATTCTACAGGTACATCGGCAAAAAATGGAATAGGTACTTCAGTAGTCATTATCGTCTCCCATCTGGACGTACATCTATTCTGGGAGTACCTAGTCGCCATGATACCCCCAACACACCTGCTGTTGAAGCTAACTTTAATGCTATAGATCGACCTCTAATGCGTATATCTACTTCTTCAGTAAATGTACCTACAGGTATTGATTGCCCTGTTAGTGTGTTATCCTCAGTACCAAAAGCACTACCACCCGGACTATTTCTAGCAGATAGACTAAGTTCTGCTGTGGCTGTAGCACCACCTGTAGAGTTTCTAAACGATATGTCGGGTAGTAGCCTGCGCCCAAACATAAACTGATTACCGCTACTTAGCTCTATAGGACTAGATTCTATAAATGCCCCTATACTAGATGCAGGAGATGTACTGCCATCATCAGTGCCAAACTCATGTGTGTATAAGTACCCATCTGTAGCCGCAGCTATAGGGTTTCCTGCGTGAGTATTATCCATCCATGCAGTGCGGTTAAGGTTGCCATAATACCAAATGTTTTGAGCGTAATTAAATACTACGTACTTATTATTGTTCAGAGAATTTAAAGACGGGTAGAACCACCACACCTCAGAAAAGGCTGTATTGCTACCTGCCATCACTTTAGATTGTTGTGCTAAGTTTAAGTCTGCAAATACGTATTCTTTTACTGTGCAGGGTATTTCTTTAACATTACCATTATATAGATAGAACTGCCCTCTACCCATCCAGTACACAGCATCTCCTATAGCTACAGCAGCGTTCTGCCCCGTTATAGAAATGTTTCTAGATACTTCCGAAAGGCCATAAATAAACGGATCACCTACATACTGCAGCGCGTGTGCAGACATATCTGTTAAAACAAGTATCTGTTGTTTGGTTTGCACCGCTGCAATAATGGCACTGCCTGAGCTAAGTTGTAATTCTCCTGCAGTGTTAGTGTCTAGGGTACGCCATTCAACTGCGGATTCTTGACTAGAAAATCTAATCGTTAACGGGTCTTGTGTGCCAGAAGCACCTTCAGGATCGCACCCAAATGCAATTACGTGTCGATCTTTTTCAGATACTAGAATAATAGCGGCTACAGTAGGCGCAGATTGTGCGTTGGTTAAATCGCTTAATGCTACTGCTCTTGCGCCGAACCCACTTGAAGTATCCCAATAAAATATACCCCCATTACGTACACACATAATAAGGTCTTCGCCAAAGTTATCCTGCGACCATAAGCGTAATGATTCAGCCGGAATGGTTATATCAGCCTCAACTCCCCACCCTCTATTAGGATCGTTCCACGGTCCCGCACCCCAACCTGCGCCAAAAGTAGCATTATCTTGCCCTGTATTTATTTGGTACGCAGCCTTAGAACTAGCTCCACCATTACCGGTATCAGAGCCATTAGCTGTAGCCGTAGCTATAAACTTATAGCTATTTGCGTTTACTACCTCATATATTTGATATTCACGATTTAGCACCGCAGCCGTTATTTGACCTCCTAGCCCATCAGGATTTGTTGATACTCCCGAAAACGTAACAAAGTCATTTGATGCCGCTCCATGTGACGTATCGGTAGCAGTTATTATGTTTGACCCGTTAGTAGCTGCAAACGTAACCGCATTGTTAGATGACCGGATAGGAGTTACATCGTTAGCTTGAATACCTTCAAATACATAAAACTTTAGGCTAGTACCCGCACCTATGAAGTTTCCTCCTGTTAGGCTAGTCCAGTTAAACAACGACCTACATGCGCCTAAAATAGCTATAGGGTTAAACTTTGCCCAACCTCCAATAGTTTCAGGAAAACCCATACGAAACCTAATGCGATTACTATCAAACCAGCCACCATCATTACTATAGCGAGTTACGTCACGGACAATTCCGGGTTTAAACTGTAGTTTCGTATAGGCCATAGACGGGTCTCCTAGAACATTATCTCAAAGTGCGGTGCGTCTATAAACGGTCTGCGAGCCTGTGATCTGCGTGTATCTATGTACGAACACATAGCATGTTCTGCTGTACCGTCATAGGCACCTAGATCATCAATAGTCCATGCAGCGCCCCACCGTAACTTAACACCTGCAGCCTCCGCGCCTTCTTTCATGGCATCGGCAATCTCATCGTACAGATTAAGTTCCCATCGACCACCATCACAGTAAGCCATTAGGTCTACGGCGTTACCATCAATGTGTTTTGATTTCATGGTTTGCGATGCACCCTTTGCTACTAAGGCGCGCTGTTCTTCTATTGTCCGCAACCCGCAGATTACCGAGAAGTCTTGTTTGGTAACACCTATGGCGTACTTCACGACAGTTATCAGACTTTCGTTTACACCTTCTAGCCTAGACAGACTTCGTTTACTTAGCTTGTATCCCATAACTATTTCTTCCCAAAAAACTTGCTTACAGACCGCATACCTATACTAGCACTAACGATCCCACCCAACGCAATTTGATACCACTGAGGCATAACTTCCAAAGCCATAAAGCCCTTAGCAACTATGTCATTTCCCCAATCTCCGCAGAAGGCTAATATTAGTGGAATACTGAAAAGTAAGGTAATCCATTCATCCTTCCAAGAATTATCAGCGCCCTTTATAGCTGCAATATCCCAATCAATCTCACCTGTGAGTTGCTTCTTACGCACCTCTGCTTCGGTCAGTTTGATCTGTGTCTTACCGTCTATTACCGAGGTAGCTAAACCTGTAAGACTGCTTATAAGTTGTGTTATCATTTCTCTGATCCTAGCCATACCGCAAACGCGCCCGTCATGGACCCAGAACAAATTGATATCATCGCGGACTGCTGTGTAGACAAATCCTCTAAAGTCATCCCCCACTCCAGAACCCGTATATACATCACGGTCATTACAAACATCATAAGTCTCGGCATAAGACGATATTCTAGTATAGTCTTAAAAGTTATAGACATCAGAAACCTCCTTTAAGGCCATCTAATATTTCGGACAAACTAGGTCGTTTATCCTTCTTTTCATAGACGCAACTAAATACCTTCGGACACTCTGAAAAACTAAGCGTAGGGTAATGATATCCCAGCCCACCAAAACCCGCACTGAATCTATATACACATACCTTTTGGTCATTTACGTCTGTAAACCTCTTCCATAGGTGACACTTTACATGAGTTGGATTAGCAACCCCCACAAGTGTTACTGATAGTATTAGCGCATTTATCACTGTGTAGCCAATACTATTAAATATAGGCCACCACCTAACACACTAAGGATACCTAAAGACAGGCCACCAATAGCTGCATTGTTTGCCATCTGTCTCTTTGCTTCCATAGCTGCGTACACCGTATCTTCTCTTTCTTTGCGTATCTGTCTACGCATACCTAACATCTCATCGTAGGTTCCTAAACCGAACCTGTAATCTAACATAAACTTAATCTCTTTTTCTTTCTCAAGCAAAGTTTTCTTACGGATAACAATATCCATAGCCTGTTGTTCTATGTTGTCAGAACCTTGAGTTTGTTTGTCTAGCCACGTAGGGTTCTTACGTTGAGACTCCGCACGGGTAATGTCCGCAACTGCACAGTACCAAGACCCAAGTTGCTTACTAACATCCTGCATCTCACGGCCTGCGCCAACCAATAGTTTTACGCCTTTAAAGGCTGCATTAGCTGCTGCAAAAGCTGTAACGGGGTCAATCATATATCGTTACCTCTGCAGAACTTACTCCATACGGTTTAAGATCGCTAGTAACATCAAGATAGTGGCACCTGATGTACCTATTAGAACGGTCTCAAGGCGTTTTATCCTAGTAAAAACCTCTTTAAATTGTATTCTAACTTCTGTCTGCACAGCGATCATATCCCGTTCTAGCGCCGAGACGCGCTCATTCATATCTGGCATTGCTACTAAAACACCCCACCACCAATAGAGGCAGGGGCAGTAACAGTAATAGCAACATCTTTTCCTTCTGCCCCTGTCCACGGATTTTTACATTTAGGGCAAGTACCTTCAGGATAAGAAGCAACTTTTTCAGGGGCGTCTACTGCATTACCACACGAAGCGCAGTGGATAATATCCTTACTTGTAGCGGGTGCCCCCATAACCCCACCGGGCATTGTTATAACAGTATCAACCATATCATCACCTCTAATCATTAATTTAGCTAGGCTCAACGGGCCAAGTTACATTTGCAGGAAACCCAGCTTGTGTAGGTACGGCACGTAATGCAGCACGATAAGTAATCCATGCGTCTGGCATGGTAACGTCACTGCCAGCCATCCAATCGCAAGCCGCTAGTTTGGCGTTACGTTCTTCACGGACTAAAACTTCTGGTGCAATAGGCGCAGGTTCTGGATCAGACTCTACAACAGGGATGTTTTCTACAACCCACTTTGTGCCCTCCCATTTAGCAAGCTGGCTGTAAGTTATAGTTGGTGGTGCAGTCTCTACACAGCCTGCTGGGATAAGCCAATTATTACTATCCAAAGGGTCTTGGTCTGCTGTTGTAATGCCTACATAGACACCATTTAAATCTGTTTGATATACGTTCATATCGGCGTCTCCTTAATATTTAATGCAAGCAAGCAGGGCAATGTTGCGTGATCGGGTTTCACCTCCCCTGTTATCAAAACTTAGTGAGATAAGAGGTGACACATTACCGCCAGAGTATATTTTGGGCGAGGTGGTCCCGTCCATTGGGACAGCTACACTTGTGGCACTCCCAGTTACCCCTGAGAAGAATCTAGCTCTTGAAAAGTTATTGGTCCGTTGCGCCTGTGCAGAGCCGAATACACGGTCGGCATCAATCTCACGGCCATCATCCCAACCACGCATAAATTCACCACGAAGGTCTGGAACAAGGAATGTTGTACTGTCATCCCCAGCGCCAAAAGTTGTTCCTATTGCTGTAAACAAAGCAGAATAAGTTGAACGGGACACCTCTGCACCGTTAGCTTTTAAATAGCCAGAAGGCGCAGTGTTAGCTGCGTGGTAGATTACTCCTCCTACGGGATAAAAAGTACCAAGATCAGCAAATGACAAATCAGTGCCATCGGACGTTAGAACTGTTCCAGCAGCGCCTTTAGCTAGTCTGGCTGTTTCGCCAGAAGCGTTACCGTACAATATACTGCCGCGAGTAAGATCGGTTAATTGATTTATTTCAGTTGCATCGGCTGTTACACCATCAAGAATAT